ATCCGAGAGGCAGTATCCAGCGGGCGAGGCATTGGCAAGTCAGCGCTTGTTAGTTGGTTGGTTCTTTGGATGCTGACCACCCGCATAGGTGGCTCGGTGGTGGTGAGCGCAAACTCAGAGAATCAGTTAAGGTCGGTGACCTGGGCAGAACTTACCAAGTGGTCAGCGATGCTGATTAACTCGCACTGGTGGGAGATTAGCGCGACCAAGTTGGTGCCTGCCAAATGGTTGACGGACATTGTTGAGAAGGACTTGAAGAAGGGCACCAGGTACTGGGCCTGCGAAGGCAAGCTATGGTCTGAGGAGAATCCGGATAGTTACGCTGGTGTGCATAACCAGGACGGCATGATGCTGATCTTTGATGAGAGTAGCGGTATTCCTGACGCGATCTGGGATGTGGGCGCCGGGTTCTTTACTGAGAACACGCCGGACAGGTACTGGTTTGCGTTTTCAAATCCGCGGCGCAACAGCGGGTATTTCTTTGAGTGCTTTAACGCTAAGAGGGCGTTTTGGAAGTCAAGGGTGGTGGACGCCAGGACGGTGGAGGACACCGACAAGGCTGTCTACGAGCAGATTATTGCTGAGTATGGGGAGAATTCCAGCCAGGCCAAGATTGAGGTTTACGGCGAATTTCCCTCGGCTGGGGAAGATCAGTTCATTGGACCGACGTTAGTTGATGATGCCATGAAGCGGCCCAAGTACAAGGATATGACAGCTCCCATTATTGTGGGGGTTGACCCGGCCAGGGGCGGCGCCGACGCAACTGTGATTGTGGTTCGCCAGGGGCGCGACCTGGTGGCCATCAAGCGTTACCAGGGCGAAGATACTATGACCATAGTAGGGAGGGTGATTGAGGCCATTGAGGAATATAAGCCGACTTTGACCGTAATTGATGAGGGCGGTTTGGGGTATGGCATCCTGGACCGGCTGACCGAGCAGCGGTACAAGGTTCGAGGGGTTAACTTTGGAAATAAGGCCAAGCACCCAATGGCATTTGGCAATAAACGGGCTGAAATGTGGAATGATATGAGGAACTGGCTAAAATCTGCTAGTATTCCCACCGACAGGCAGTTACGGGCAGATTTAACTGGGCCGGCCAAGAAGCCGGATTCTTCGGGCACTATTTTCCTAGAGGGGAAAAAAGAGATGAGAGCAAGAGGGTTAGCATCGCCAGACGCAGCGGACGCGCTGTGCGTGACGTTTGCTTTTCCCGTGGCTCACCGCGAGTATACTGAGCCAGCCCGCAGAATTAATTCGCAGGGCAGCGGCGTTAATACATCATGGATGGGGTCATAATCATGGCGGCTAAACCTGGACTTTATGCAAACATCCATGCCAAACAGGCACGTATTGCTGCAGGCAGTAAAGAGAAAATGAACAAAGTTGGCAGCAAAGCAGCGCCGACGGCCAAAGACTTTAAAGATTCTGCCAAGACGGCTAAGAAAGGCAAATGATGCCACTTGTTAAATCCAAAACACCCGAGGCTTTCCGTAAAAACGTGAAGGCCGAAGTTGCCGCCGGCAAGCCGGTCAAGCAGGCCGTGGCAATTGCTTATGCGGTCAAGCGCAGCGCGCCAGCCCCAAAGGGTAAGAAATAATGGCTGATTACACCGGCATGGTGGCGGTAGGCAACGTCGCCAATGGCGGCGGCAAGAAGGACGACAGTTCCAGCGTACTAGCGACAGCCCGCAGCCGCTTGGATATGGCGATCTCGGCGCTGTCTGAGTCCCGCGAGGATGAGATTGACGATCTGAAGTTCTACGCTGGGTCACCCGACAACCACTGGCAATGGCCTGCTGATGTGCTGGCGACTCGCGGCGCGGTGCAGGGGCAAACCATCAACGCCCGCCCGTGCCTTACCATCAACAAACTGCCGCAGCACGTACGGCAAGTCACCAATGACCAACGACAAAACCGCCCAACAGGCAAAGTTATTCCAGCCGACGACAAGGCCGATATTGACGTTGCCGAAGTCTTCAACGGCATGGTCAGGCATATTGAATACATCTCGGACGCAGATGTCGCTTACGACACCGCCTGTGAAAACCAAGTCTCCTACGGAGAAGGCTACATCCGAATCCTGACCGAGTATTGCGACGAAAACACCTTTGACCAAGACATTAAGATTGGCCGGGTTCGCAATTCATTCTCGGTGTACATGGACCCAACCATCCAAGACCCGTGCGGCGCGGACGCCAAGTGGTGTTTTGTGACCGAGGACATCTCCAAAGATGATTACCAGCGGATGTACCCCGATTCAGCGCCCATTACCACCTTGCAAACGCTGGGTGTAGGCGATCAAAATCTGTCGCAGTGGCTCAATGAGGACACGATCCGCATCGCGGACTATTACTACGTCGATTACGACAAAGGCACGCTCAATTTGTACCCTGGCAACGCCACGGCCTTTGAGGGAACGCCCGAAGACAAGCAATTACGCGCCATTTACGGCGCGCCCAAGAAAACTCGGCAGTCTGACCGGCCCCGAATCAAGTATTGCAAGATAAACGGGTATGAAATCTTGGAAGAACGCGAGTGGGCGGGTAAATACATCCCGATTGTCCGCATTGTGGGCAACGAATTTGAGGTTGACGGTCGCTTGTACGTGTCCGGCCTGGTGCGAAACGCCAAGGACGCCCAGCGGATGTACAATTATTGGGTATCCCAAGAAGCAGAAATGCTGGCTTTGGCTCCCAAAGCGCCATTTATTGGCTACGGCGGTCAGTTTGAGGGGTATGAAAACCAATGGAAGACCGCCAACACGACCAACTGGCCGTATTTGGAAGTCAATCCAGACGTTACAGACGGCGCGGGCGCTACGCTGCCACTACCCCAGCGGGCGCAGCCGCCAATGGCCTCCAGCGGGCTATTACAGGCCAAAGCAGGCGCTTCTGAGGACATCAAGGCATCAACCGGCCAGTATAACGCCTCTTTGGGCATGACATCCAACGAGCGCTCAGGAAAAGCGATTCTTGCGCGCCAGCGCGAGGGTGATGTTGGGACGTATCACTTTGGTGACAACTTGGCACGTGGCGTGCGGTATCTGACCCGCCAATTGATTGATCTGATCCCCAAAATCTACGACACCCAGCGCATCGCCCGCATCATTGGTGAAGACGGCGAAACCAGCATGGTCAAAATTGACCCGATGCAGGCCGAGCCAATCAAGAAGATCGTGGATCAACAAGGCATCGTGATCGACAAGATTTACAACCCTGGCGTGGGCAAGTACGATGTGGTGGCTACCACCGGCCCAGGCTACGCGACCAAGCGCCAAGAGGCGCTAGAGGCTATGGGCCAGCTACTGCAAGGCAACCCCCAACTATGGCAAGTGGCCGGTGACCTGTTCGTCAAAAACATGGATTGGCCGGGTGCCCAAGAGATGGCGAAGCGCTTTGCCAAGACCATTGATCCCAAACTCATGCAAGACGGCGACAAACCGCCTGAGTTGCAGGCCGCAGAGCAGCAAATCCAAGCGATGGGCCAAGAGATGGAACAGATGCACCAAATGATCATCAATGCTGGCAAGTCGATTGAGGCGCAGGATATGCACCGCAAAGATTTTGAAGCGACGGTCAAGGCGTACCAAGCCGAGACTCAGCGGATTTCCGCTGTGCAAGCCTCGATGTCGCCAGAGCAAATCCAAGACATCGTGCTGGGCACCGTGCATGGCATGATTACTTCGGGCGACTTGGTTAACGAAATGCCAGGGCGGGACATGGACACCGGCCCTGAGATGCCACAAGAAGGCATGGAACAACAACCAATGGGAATGCCACAATGATGTACAAAGCCGCCGATTTTGTCGGGATGCTATTCTTGGCCCGTGATGTGGCCCATAGCGTCCATTTGAACACCCGCAGCTACTCCAAGCACGTTGCGCTCAATATCTTCTATGAGCGCATTATTGGCGCTGCGGATGACTTTGCCGAAGCCTACCAAGGCCGTCATGGCTTGATGGGGCCAATCACACTGCATTCGGCCACCAAAACGGCTAACATCATTGACTTTTTGCAAAACCAGTTGGATGAGATTGAAAAGTGCCGCTATGACGTAGTGGACAAGACCGATATGTCGTTGCAACAGTTGATCGACAATATTATTGAGATTTATCTGCGTACGCTTTATAAATTGCGCTTTTTAGCATGACACTATCCATTAACCACAGCACAGCAGCGGACGGTAGTTTTACTGCCGCAGGGGCAACGGCGTGGAATAATGCACATTCGTTATCAGGGACTTTGCCAATTGATTCTGGCGGCACAGGGCAAACAACGGCGGCAACGGCCATTACGGCTTTGGCTGGGACTCAAATTTCAGGGCGTTATTTGCGTTCTGACGGCACAAATACGGCTTTGGCGGCTATTGTGGCTGCTGATGTACCTACGCTCAATCAAAACACTACTGGCACTTCGGCTAATGTGACCGGCACAGTGGCTGTGGCAAATGGCGGTACGGGTACAACAACTCCAGCGCTTGTCGCGGGCACAAACGTAACAATTACAGGTACTTGGCCTAACCAAACAATTAATTCTACAAATAGCAGTAGCGGCACGGTCACTTCGGTGGCCGCAAGCGTCCCTGCTTTTTTGTCCATCACTGGGTCGCCCATAACCACTTCAGGCACATTGGCAATTACCTATTCGGGAACAGCGCTTCCGGTTGTTAACGGTGGTACAGGCCAAACAACAGCCAGCGAGGCCTTTAACGCTTTGTCGCCGGTCACCAGCACAGGCGATTTGATTATTGGCAACGGCACCAACAGCGCAACTCGCCTAGGTATTGGCGCAAACAATTATGTTTTGACATCTAACGGCACTACGGCAACTTGGGCGCCCGCAAGCGGCGGTGGTAGCGGCATTACAACAGGCAAAAGTATCGCAATGGCAATGATTTTTGGATATTAATTATGGCAAACCCTAATATTGTTAACGTAACATCAATTTACGGCAACACGTCTTATTTAATTCCAAGCACGACATCGGCTACGACTTGGACTGCGCTTACGCCTGCATCTGGTACGGTTAACAAAATAGACAACATTGTTGCTACAAATGTAACTGCCGCTGTTGCAACCGTAACAGTATCAATTAATAGTGCAGCGGCTGGCGCAGGAACGGCATACCGGCTTGTATACCAAGTACCTGTTCCTGTAAATGCTTCAATTGTTGTTGCTGACAAAAGCACTGCGTTTTACCTTGGTGAAGCACAATCTATTGTGGTTACTGTTGGTACAGCATCTGCAATTGAATTAACCGCATCTTATGAGGCAATTACCTAATGTCTACTAGGTACAAAGGTTCTATTATGGCTGCTACGGCAGCAGTAAATAGTGCAACTACGGCTATTGGTATTTGGCGTACTAACGAAATCATGCAAGCATTAAAGGCAAGTTTATGGCCTTCAATTAATGCAGCACCTTCTATTGTTGATTATTTAGTAGTTGCAGGCGGCGGTGGCGGTGGTGGAACTAATGGTGGCGGTGGTGGTGGAGCAGGTGGTTATAAAAATGCGACCGGCTATTCAATAACAGCAGGGTCAACAATTACTATTTCGGTTGGAGCAGGAGGAACAGGCGGCACTTCAGGAGATTCAACTGGCCTTCAAGGTGGAAATGGTACTAATTCTGTTTTTGAATCAATAACATCAACAGGTGGTGGTGGCGCTGGTTCTGGAGATAGTGCTACTGGATACGCAGGAAAATCAGGCGGATCAGGTGGAGGCGGAGCTTCGTATGGCGGCACTAACGGCTCAGGAGGGGCAGCATCTCCTTCTGGTCAAGGTAATGCAGGCGGAAATGGTTTAACTGATGCTGCAACATACCGCGATGGAGGCGGCGGCGGTGGAGCAGGAGTCGCAGGCGGTAATGTTACTGGCCCATCAAGTGGGGGCGGTGGCGGAAATGGCCTTCAATCTTCTATAACAGGAACATCAACTTATTACGCAGGCGGTGGCGCTGGTGGTTGGTTTTCAGGTACTAATTCAGTAGCAGGTTTAGGCGGTGGCGGTACACAAAACGTAGCAGGAACTGCAAACACTGGTGGCGGAGGTGGTGCAGGAAGCGGTTCAGTAGCACCAGGTAAAGCCGGTGGTTCTGGAATAGTTGTTGTTGCTTATTCAACCGCTTTTGATAGCATTTCTACTTTTTCTGCTGGTTTAGTTGTTAACGGCGTAACTACTACAGGTTCTAATGTTCCATCTCCAGATACAACATCACGATCCGGTTACAAAGTTTATAAATTTACTGCTGGAACGGGAACAATAGCATGGAATGGCTCTGTTCCAGTAACACCAACTGCTCCTTCAACCGTTAACTATTTAGTAGTTGCTGGTGGCGGTGGCGGCGGGGCTTGGGTTGGCGGTGGTGGTGGAGCAGGTGGATTTAAAACAGCCGCAGGATTTTCTGTTGCAGCATCAACAAGTTACACAGTTACTATTGGAGGCGGCGGCGCTGCTATTGCTCAAAGTTCAGCATCTGGTATAGGAAATAACGGGAACAATTCTGTATTTTCATCAGTTACTTCAACTGGAGGCGGTGGCGGCGGTGGTTATCCTGTGGCTACTTATCCCGGTCAAAATGGTGGTTCTGGCGGGGGCGGTAGTGATTCAGGTTCTACTAGTGCAGGAGGTGCGGGCTTTGGTTTAGCAAGCCCAACAGGACAGGGTAACAATGGTGGCTCTGGCATTGATAGTAGTGGAGCTGCTGGTGGTGGTGGTGGTGGCGCTGGCGCGGTAGGAACTAGTGTTCCTAATCCACCATTTACGCCTTCTGGTTTTCCAAGTGGCGCTGCTGGTGGAGTTGGTTTGCAATCATCAATCACCGGTACTGCAACTTATTATTCTGGTGGTGGTGGTGGGGGATGTTTTAGTACAGGTACTCAAGGCGGTAATGGAGGTGCAGGTGGTGGTGGTGGTGGTAGTACCTATACTGGTGGAACTAACTCTTCCGGCGGAGCTAATGGCGGAGGTAGTGGATTATCTGGGGGTTCAGCGGGGTCGGGCGGTACAAATTCTGGTGGTGGTGGTGGTGGTAGTAATGGAACTACCTCCTTTTTTCATAACGCCAG